TCTCAACACCGCTTGACACATTGTCTAGGTTGCCTTATAATAGCAACACGTTAGACGAGTTTGTATCAACCTTAAAGAGATTCAAAAATGAGTGACAAAATTTCCGCAAATCGCACCGTTAGCCCCAACGAAGCCAAAGCCGCTATTCGTAAGGCCATGAAGAAAAACCGTCCTATATTCCTGTGGGGTCCTCCGGGCATTGGTAAGAGTGACACTGTTAAACAGATCGGAGACGAACAAGATCGCGAGGTCATTGACGTTCGATTGAGCCTTTGGGAACCCACCGATATCAAAGGTATTCCCTACTACAATTCCGACAGTAAGACTATGACTTGGGCACCTCCTGCAGAATTGCCTACTGATCCAGACAGTACCGCTATCCTGTTTCTCGACGAGCTGAACAGTGCGGCACCAGCTACCCAGGCGGCAGCATTTCAATTGGTACTGAACCGCCGCGTTGGTACTTATCAATTGCCCAAAGGTGTCAGCATTGTGGCAGCAGGTAACCGTGATGGTGATAAAGGCGTTACTTATCGTATGCCTGCTCCGTTGGCCAATCGCTTTATCCATTTGGAACTGCGAGTTGATTATGAAGATTGGCAACAATGGGCCGTGAAAAATCGCATCCATGAGCAGGTGGTAGGCTATGTGGGATTTGCCAAACAGGACCTCTACGATTTTGATCCAAAGAGCCTTAGCCGTAGTTTTGCTACTCCTCGCTCTTGGAGTTTTGTCAGCGAACTTCTTGAAGACGATGACATTAGCGAAAACACCCTAACTGATTTGGTTGCAGGTGCAGTTGGCGAAGGCCTGGCAGTCAAGTTTATGGCTCATCGTAAGGTAGCCAAGCAGATGCCTGACCCAACAGAAATTCTTCATGGTAAGGTCAAAGACTTTGCCATCAAAGAAATCTCTGCAATGTATTCTTTGACTATTAGCCTTTGCTACGAACTTCAAGAAGCAGATCGCAAAAAGTCTAAGAATTGGGATTCAATGGCAGACTGCTTCTTTGGCTTTATGATGGACAATTTCCCAACTGAGTTGGTTGTGATGGGTGCCAAAGTGGCTCTTACTCAATATCAGTTGCCGTTCGATGCTTCTAAACTCAAGAACTTTGACCGCTTCCACGAGCGGTATGGCAAGTACATTATCCAAGCAATGGAGGGATAAAATTAGGCTCGAAAGAGCCTTTTTTAATGGCTAATTTATTTAAATATGGTATGAATATAATTCCTATTAAATTAAAAAGAGCAACCGTTCCCAGGACTACAAAAATTATAGAATGGAGACTAAGTAACGTCTGTAATTTTAATTGCAGTTTTTGTCCGACAGGATTTAAAGACGGTAGTAAGCGTCCTTTGGATATTAGCAAATATATAAAAATTGTCGATAATCTAATTGATCAATCAAACGGTAAGAAAGTTTGGTTTCAATTTTCTGGAGGGGAACCTACCTTATATCCAAAACTAATTGACTTATTAACCTATATTCGAAATAAGGGTGGTTATACCAGTATGATTAGTAATGGTTCTAGAACCATCCGATTTTGGAAAGAATTGGCTGAAAAAAATGTATTGAATAGGCTCTTCTTAAGTTATCATCCAGAACAAGAAGAAACTCCAGATCATGTAATCGAAGTTAATGAAATCGTGCAGAATACTAATACCCTGGTTACTATATTTGTAACTACTCAATCAGACGAAAGTCTTTTTCAAAAGGCCCTAATAGGGCATTATAGGATATTAGCAGAAGCAACAGCAATATCAACATTAAAAGTTATCACAGGGTCAACATCACTACAACCTTATACAGATGCACAACTAGCTGTTATTCAGAAAAATCTTTATATTAGAAGTCAAAAATGGAAATTACAATCCCTAGAAAAATTTAAATCGGTAAAAAATATACCATGGTATGATTCGGAACTAATATTGGAATTCAACAATGGTAGTGAAAAGATCGGAAGAGCTCAATATTTCATAGATCACGGCTTAAATGAATTCAAAGGATGGGAGTGCGACATAGGAAAAGATCTAATGATTATCGAAATTGATGAGGTTTTTAGAGGCGTCTGCAGAGAAGGTGGGCCAATTTTCAAGAGTCTAGAAGAAAATATATCATGGATGAAAGATAGTATTTTTTGCCAAAAAGAGAACTGTAACTGCGGAATAGATATTCAAGAACCAAAAAGAAGGATAGACGGTTGACTTTTTGCTAGAGTGACTATATAATTACGTATAACCTGTAAATTGTAAGGAGTTCAACATGTCGTCAGTAATGAAAGCCGAAAAGATCAAAAAGAAAAAGTGGGTCGAGAAACAATTCACCCAAGCAGAAAAGAACAAGATCCTTGACAAATTGATCACTGCCCGTGTTGGGCTCCTATTACGGCATCCATTCTTTGGAAATTTAGCCACTCGTCTTACGCTAGTCGATGCCAGTGATTGGTGCCAGACCCTGGCTACCGATGGACGTCGCTTCTACTACAACAACAGTTTTGTCAATGCCCTAACTCCTAAAGAATGTGAGTTTGGATTTGGTCATGAGGTCCTGCACAATGTGTTTGACCATATGGGCCGACGAGAATCTCGAAATCCTGTTCTCAGCAACATTGCCGCTGATTATGCCGCCAATCAAATCTTGAAAGATGAACGTATCGGTATTGCACCTAGCTTTATCAAAATTTACCAAGATGACAAATATCGTGGCTGGAGTTATGAACAAATTTATGACAAGCTCTACGAAGATGCTCCTAAAATCAGCCTTGAAGAATTAGGAGAGCTATTGGACGATCACCTCGATGATGGTGATAAGGAAGGAGGCGAGGGTGAAGAAGATGGGGAGGAGATTGACGGTAATGGCAAGGGCAAAGGTCGTCCAAAGCTGACTGCCGAAGAAAAGAAAAAGATCCGTGATGAAATCAAAGAGGCCATGGTGGCCGCGGCACAGGCCGCAGGTGCCGGCAAAGTGCCAGCAGGCATTGCTCGTATGATTCGTGACTTTACCGAGCCTAAAATGGATTGGCGGCAGATGCTACGTATGAATATCCAAAGCATCCTCAAAAGCAACTTTAGTTTCAATCGTCCTAATCGTAAAAGTCAGCACTGCGGAGCCATTCTTCCAGGATTGATGAACGAGGAAACCATCGAAGTTGCTGTAGGTATCGACATGAGTGGCAGTATTACTGATGCAATGGGCAAGGACATGGTCAGTGAAGTCAAAGGTATTATGGAAGAATACAAAGAATTCAAATTAGATCTGTGGTGCTTTGACACCGAGGTCTATAGTTATGCTCAATTTACCGGTGACAATGCCGATGACATTACCGCGTACGAATGCAAAGGTGGTGGCGGAACAGACTTTGAGGCCAACTGGAGGTTTATGAAAAACGAAGGAATTACTCCTAAGAAGTTTATCATGTTTACAGATGGATTACCATTTGACAGTTGGGGTGACGAAGACTATTGCGATACTCTGTTTGTTATTCACGGAAGCGAAACCACAGTTCCTCCGTTTGGTCAATACGCTTATTATAAATAAGTAGGTAGTTAATGAGTCTCAGTAGAGGACAAGTTAATCCGCTGAGTGTTCTGGGGTTTAGAAAATTATCTTTTATCCCAGAACACTTTGCTAAAATTTCTATTGAGGCATCACTTGATATCAAAAAAATAGAACAGTGGATTGAATATAACTTAAATAGTCGATATGCAATTAAAGCAGGGTTTATCTTAAATTCTAATAAAAAAGTAATCTCTGTATTGCAAATTGGGTTCGAAGATCCTAGAGAATTAACCATGATGAGTCTAGGGTGCCAACATTTACACAAAAAAGGATAAAATAAATGGAAAACCAAGAACAAACTAATTCAGAAACTGCTGCTCAACCAGATTTGTCTGTTACTGATTTGACCAACATCAGATCAATCATTGATGTTGCTGTTCGTCGCGGAGCATTTGGAGCCGCTGAGATCTCTGGTGTAGGAGTAGCCTATGACAAGCTGAACGCTTTTCTAAACGCCATTGCTGCTTCAAAGCCTGAAGGCAGTCCAGAATAATAAAAAGGAGTAACCCATGAAACACGTGGGCAAAATGAAAAACAACTCTGCTAAGGTAGCGGTTGTGTATAGAACGCTACCTGGAGATCCTAACAGTGCCTTAGTAGTAGGAACTAATGGATTATCAGATGCTTACCATGATACACTGATGTCACTGATTGAAAGTGATGCAGGACAGCAGGCCAACGAGCTAGCAGATATCATATCGGTTAGACGTTTCCCAGATGGCAATGTCATGTTGAACTATCTGCATACTAACGGTCATCTCAAAAAAGTCCCCACTACTGGAGTGTTGATGACTCCAAACTCACAGACATCACTGCCATTAGCTGAACTTAATCAAATAATTGCAGATCAAAAAGGAGTTGCCTTAGAAGATCTAGCAGTGACCGAAGATGGTGCTAAACCTGCAAAGAAAACTTCCGAGACTAGATTTCAAGAAAAAATTATTGTAGATCAAGAGGTCTCAGTTAAACCTGAACCTGTAAAAGTACCAGTAACAGAAGAAAAACCAGTCACCGTTTCAGACCTTCGATCCATGGCTGACAAGCTGTTCAAAGAAGCACAGGCTCTGCGTAAAAAAGCAGATGAACTTGATCCTCCTAAGAAAAAAACTGTAAAAGCCAAGGCTGAAGAGGCTTGATGAATCATCCAGAAATCGCCTATCTAAATCTACTCAAAGAAATATTAGATAAAGGTGAAGATCGATCGGATCGTACAGGTGTAGGCACTCGAAGCCTGTTCGGTCCACAGTTACGCTTTGATCTTGCACAGGGATTTCCTGCTGTCACAACTAAAAAACTGGCATGGCGTAGTGTAGTCAGTGAGCTGCTTTGGTTTATTGAAGGCAGCGGTGATGAATTTCGCCTGCGTGAAATACTTCATGGCGAACGATACAGTGAAAAAACTACCATTTGGACTGATAATGCTACTGCTCCATATTGGGTCAATAAAAAACTTCAACGTCATCCCGGAGACCTAGGTCGTGTATATGGAGTTCAATGGCGTCGGTGGCGTAAGCCTCTGATCAGGATCAACAAGGTTGTGCTAGCTAACTACGATCAATTGCTAGAACTGATTGCGGGGCTAAAGTCAGATCCTTACAGTCGTAGGCACATTATTTCAGCTTGGAATCCAGGCGAACTCGACCTAATGGCCCTACCTCCTTGTCATATGATGGCTCAGTTTTACGTTAGCAAAAACGGCTCACTGCATTGTCATATGTATCAACGAAGTGCGGACATGTTTTTAGGAGTGCCGTTTAACATTGCCAGTTATGCACTGTTCACGCATATGATAGCTCAGGTTTGCGATTTAACTGCGGGCGACCTGATTATTACATTTGGCGATGCTCATATCTACAATAATCACATCGCCCAAGTTAAAGAACAACTGTCTAGAGAACCGTTAGCACTACCAAAACTGAAATTAAATCTAGAAATCACTACCATTACTGACTTCAGTATGGAAGACATTGAACTGATAGATTATCAAAGTCACGGTACAATACGTGCTGATATGGCCGTTTAACGGTCTGTTATCTTAATTCCGCCCAACCAGCAGGCGTACCGGTATATCGATAATAACTGTTATTCGGAACTATTCCACCTACAGAAGCAGTAGTACCTGTTCCTGAATCAGCACCCCCGATACCTATCCACGTGACATTATCAGTACTTACTTGTAAATTACCCCCCGGGCCGGCATCGGTAATTACAACAAATATAGGAGCACCAGTAGTATTTTGATATGAAGTGCTTCCTCCTGATCGAGTAGGGTTTGACCAAGTTTGTCCTACTCCAAGACCTGAACCGCCGCCGCCGCCGCTGGTAAATGTTCCGCTTACCACTAAATTTGGAACATACAGTGTTTGATTTCCTGGATTATACTGCAATCCAGTGTTTACATAACATAATCCCGAGGTACCAGTGCTTGCAAATAAAACATTAAATTTTTGAGTGGCTGTTGTTGTAGAAAACGTAAAACCTCCTGCAGTCTGAGCCGACAATGCTTCTGCTGCTGTTCCCCAAAAATAATTTCCTGCTGATATTGAAGATCCTGTTATAGGATCGGCTCCTGCTAGGGTTATGCCTTTATATATTTTTTGAGTCTGCCCTGCCATAGGATAGCTTTCGCTACCAGGGGATGTTTGAATTGTATAGGTTCGATCACTGACTACAGCAATTACAGTTTCATCTGTTCCTACTACTGCTTTGGCATTATAAACAGGAACATTATCAGCCGCCTCTAAACTATATTCATACGATCCTTTCCAACTAGATAATAGGTCTGCTCCACTTGCAGGACCAATTAGAGCAAATGATGAGCCATTATAAGCATATAATTGCTGTGCCGCCGCATCGTACCAGAGATCACCTAATTTAGGATTATTAGGCTGCGATGAATCTGTAGTAACATTGCTGATAGCCAAAGGCTTCCATGTAATTCCATCATAGACATTGGCATTACGATTTAAGGTATCAAACCATAGCTGTCCTTCTATAGGTTTCGATGGGGCTGCGGTATTGGCAAAATTTTCTAATAATTTAACAAAATTTTCATTTTGAATTTCACCATACCCTGCATAATTTCTTCCAATAAAGGTTAGACTAGTGCTGTTATCTAATGCTGCATCTTGCACAGTAGCAACAATCACTCCATTGGTTTTGTTTACAATATATGCCATTTTTTTATCCTATTTAATGTTTTGCAGAAATAATAACATCAAATATCCTTTTTGTTATTTAATTCATTTTATCTTGCACCGACAGTTCGTCTCGGATAAACGGCTCCAGCTGCTGGTCTAGAACTATGGTTATGTTTAGGAAATGTTACTTTGGGTCTTAAAGACTTATAAAGTGTAGATCCGGTTGGTGGTCCTAATCCAGTTACACAATCCCATCCTGAGGTGCCAGCATACCCGTCTACGGCTCGGGTATTATTTGTGCCCACAGTTATGTCATAAAAAGCACCAGGATTAGCATAAAATATTGCATTATATTCGGCACTTGATCTTCGAATCCCGGTTAATTGCTGATATCTTGCCAGTATTCCTGCCATTAATGGAGCTGCAAGACTTGTACCACCTATTCCGCCTATAGTACCGTTAAGATATACAGCATATGCATTCATCGGAGCCGAAATATCTGGAACACCACGCACAGTCAGTGCTGTTGGGCTGCCGATATTACTATTGATGATTGGAGTATAGTAAAGACCAGATTGCCAAGACGGCAATGAAAATAATGTGCTTAGGCCACCACCACCGCCCCAGCCGTACGGAAAATTTGGATTTCTATTATCATCTGACTCGGCTGATCGACTATCACCGGCACCTAAGGTAAGTTTTGTCCCCCCAACGGATATAACATTCGGACTCGATGTTGGATAGTAAATCTGCAATGAATTTAATCCAGAGAAGCTAGACCCCCAATCACCTGAAGCTACACATACTGCGATTTTTGCATTAGCAGCATTGGCCAAAGATGATTCTAAGAACGTACCAATGTTAGATTCGTTGGTGCCCCAACTAATGGTAATAATATGGCACCCATCAGAAATAGCCCTATCAATAAGATTTTTAAAACTGGCGAAACTGTTCACACCAATATACATAGTAATATCAGCTGCGGGCACTGTTGTGGCTACACAATAAATATCCACAGTATTTTCCGTACTGGCATTGGATGAACTATAGTCACCGGTCGCTCCATCTAGTAATACTTGTTTAATTGTAGGTGCAGGTGTAGTAGACGGAATTAATCCGGCTGTACGAAGATCTGTAAATGAACTATTAAGGTCCGATTGGTAAAATCCTCCTCCTAAACCGATAATTCCAATTTTTACCCCTAGTCCTGTACTAGATGGAATACCATATGCTTTTACAATCTGAGGCGGAGTCAAATATCCAGATGTAACAATTCCTGCCGGTGTTGCCCCTGTTGCCGGATCTATTAGATCATGTAAGAATAATTCTACCGGGGTTATTTCATCCACATTAATTCTCTATCGGTAGGTATGTTAAAGTAACGTCAATAGGCCTTGTACCGCCACTGTTATTGGCAATTTTTAAATAGGCTTTTGAACTTGGACTAGCATCAGAATTAAAACCAATTACAGCAGGAGTAAAATATGTAGTTGTTGTCAAAGTTGATATTGCTTCTGCTATTACGCCGCTGCCCGGTGATGGATCTGTGGTAATCAATCTGCTGCTATCTGCCAATAGTGCAACAGAACTAGAATAAACAGTTACCCAAGCTCCTGCACTAACCTGAACGCTGTATAGTGCATAACCCTTAGCGGCTGTAACCGTTGAAGTTGTACTTGCTCCGTCTACTAGAGTAACAGTTGTAGTCGAAACAGATGTTCTAGAACTAACACCACCACTTCCGCTGGTTAATACGCCATTAACATATAAACTTCCACCAACATACAAACTACCGCCAATTCCAGCACCACCAACTACCTTCAGAGCACCTGTAGTTGTAGATGATGCAGCAGTGGTATTAGTAATTGTAAATATTCCAGAGAACGGACTAGATATGCCTCCGTTAGTGCCAGTATTAACTGTCCATGTACCTATAAACATATTAGTAGCCGTTACAACACCATTAACATTAACACTGCCTTTGACATCTAAATTTTGAAATAATGTAAGGCCTGCAAGTAATTGAGTCGCTGTACTAGTGCTCAAATATAGAATCGAGGTAGTGGTACTCATCTTAAACGAGGTGGTAGAAATCATACCCACAACACTATTACGGGTATATATGAGTCCTACACCAGGTTGAGGTGCATATGTCACATCAGCGGTAACTGTAGAAGTTGATGGTTCGATTCCAAATTTTCCAGCCGATCTAGGCAATGCAGGACCGACTAGTTTATAATTGGTACCTGTCCAAATAAACAATTGTTCTTCTGAAGTATTAAAGTAGAAATCTCCAGAGACTGGTGTTAATGGCAGTGATAGCCAAGTACCGTTTGTTGGAAGAAATGTAATTCCGTTATATACTGTTAGTCTGCCCGTAGATTTATTAAAAAATAGTTGTCCTGTTTGGGGGTTTGCTGGTTCGTTTACGCCAGAATTAGCAAAAGATGTCAGTAACTTTACCAAATTATTGTTAACATATTCTCCATAATTATTGACATTTTTACCAATTAAAGTTAAACTGGTGGTAACATCGTCAATCTCAGAATCTGGTAAATTTAATAAAATTGTTCCATCATTATTGTATATAGTGTAGGCCATGATGTTACGTCTTTATGATATATTTTATAAATGTCCCTGTACTTGTTCCTGTAGAAACATATGTAGAAGTAGACATATTTGGCACCTTAAAAGTTGCTCCACTACCACCATAGGTATAACCAATAAGCGAGTATAATGCAGTATACGTGGATGTAGACACCGAACTACCATCACATATTAAAAATCCAGTAGGTGTTACATTGTTTGCAAAACCCATTATTGCCCCAGTAGGCATATAACTATAAACAGTAGTCAGTGATGAAACAATACTAGTTAATGAGGAATTAATATTAGTTAATGATGAATTAATAACAGTTATCGACGAATAAACATCTGCTAAGAAATTAATCTTAGATATCTGCTCCAAACTGCTAGTCGATGTTGATGTGTTAAGAACCAAAAGTGTATGTGTTGGAAATGCAGTTGATGTCGTTAATTGATCAGCGATCGCCCCTCTTGCAAGAGTAGTTATTAAATTAACATTTGATGTACCATTAAACGCAACTGCACCGGCAGATATTTGACCAGTTATTGAAAAATTTCTATTAGTTTCTAATCTTGTTGCTGTACCAACCAACCGGCCGTAGAACACAGTTGTTGCCGTGCTAGCATCACCTACACCAATAGAATATCCAACTGTTGCAGCATATATACTTCTAAATCTAGTAGATGTACTGCCTATGTCATAGGTATCATGTCGCCCCGGCTGAATAATTATGCCCGAACTAACATTAGATCCTACAGTTAATTTACCAGTTGCTGTAGTTGTTCCCGATATAGCAATCGATCCCCCAATAGTTGCACTATTAGTAACTGATATTCCGCCACTAACAGATAATGCCGAAGGACCTGTTGATGTCAAAGATAAAGCACCTGTAAATCTACCACTACCATAAACATCTAAAGTTGGACTAAGAGCGGTTGTTGAAGTGTTTATACCCATCACTCCGTTGACTGGATCCAACTTTATATAAGTTCCATTAGTGTACCCTAAATTAAAAGGCTTGCTTACGTTACTAAAAGTAACAAAACCTCCAGATACACCACTATAAATTTGTACCGTTTGATTATAATTAGAATTCTGAACATACAACCCATTGACAGAATTAACTGTTAGTGTTCCTGTATGTGTTTGGGATGTCACATTGTTTCGCAGTAGATCAGTTGCCCTTAATGTTGTACTATTAGTAAGCACTAAACTGGCCGCTTTTTCTGCTGTACCATTATATTGTGCGGAAACTTTCGAAGTTAAATTTGTACCTGTTCCTAAGGTAGAAAATCCCTCAATAACTAATCTAGGGGTAAATGCATTATAAGAAATGATTTCAACCACTTTACCACCTATCCAATTTAATATAACAGGATAAGTAGCACCAGAATTGCTTTCAATATTTACAAACTCTGACCCAGTTTTGCCGGTTCCTGATCCAAGAGTAGGTCCTACCAAGGTCCATCCAAGACCAAATCTAATTTTTAATTGACTGTTAGCAGTATCAACCCAAATATCGCCTTCTTTTAATGTCTGGCCAAATTGAACAGCAGGATCATTAGGCTGTTGAAATACACCACTAGCAGTAGGCCATCTAGAACTGATGTCAGTTCCATTGTTGATCCTTAACACTTTCCTAGTAGGATCACTGGTGTCATACCACAACTGTCCTTCGATAGGGCTTTCCGGAGGGTAAGGGCTAGCAGAGTTTTCTAAAAGTTTAAGAAAATTCTGTGCATAAGATTGACCATAATTGGTGTAACCAGGTCCGACTAATTCTAAACTGGTATCATAGTTATTCTTTCCAGAGCCGCCATTAGCACTAGGTACAACCACCGTATCTGTTTTATAAGGATTCGAAAAGGTTAAGGTATATGATAACGCCATAGTTAGGTTCCTGAGCTAAGACTTTGCACTCTCACAGTATAATCAACCTGTATCATTCTATTTAAAGATTTTTGGACAGGATGAAATACTACATGAGTCAATAACATACCTTGCCCTTGACCTTCTGGGGCATAGGATTTTAATCCTAACTCATCAAATACATATCTTCCATCATTGTTGGTTGAATTATCAAATGCCAATTGATCGTAAGGTTCTCCAAAATCTAATAAACAACTGACTAAAATGTCGCTATAATAAGTACCTGCTCGGTGTCTAACTTCCATATAATTTCTTGCAGGATCTAAGCTGGAGGGCCTTTTGGCATCGACTACCTTAAAGTAAGTCAAATTATATAGGCCGGCTTCACTGCCGACGGTGTTAGGAGTTAGATAAGTGATAATACCTGTAGGATCAATCCTAGTTCCACCACTGCCGAATACCATTTCCGAAATCATTCCCGAATCTTGATTACTCATACTGCTGGCCAGTGCAATACTAAAATTTTCATAATGAATCGCATTTCTCTTGTCAATAAAGACTTCTTTAGAAATGGGATCATAAATTTTTATATGGCCTTCGATGTTGATAAAGCCTCGATCTTTTAATGAATTCATAATTTGTCTATATTCCGTATGGTATTTATCAATATATTTACTGAGCAGTTATCATTCTCTAGTATACTACTATAATTTCACCCGTTGAGGTGTTATAGTACATAGGGCTAAATCCTGCCGGAACTGTACCTCGAACAGCCCTAACTGATTTAACAACAAAACTAGTAGTATTGATTGTTACAATTGTTGAACTATTGGCTGTCTTAAATGAATGAATATCGCTGGAGTAGATATGTTCAACATTTGATAAACTGAGCCGCGGGCTTTCAATATTGGTTCCACTGTTTAATGTAGTTAAAACTACTACAGCACCACCAGTAGCAGTAGAGGTAAAAGTGTTCAAAGATTTAACAAAAAGTTCAGCGGTTTTAATTTGAGTTACAGTAGAGGTAGATTGTACACCTGTTTCTCCAAAAAATTGAATTCTTCCCAAGGTATTCCCTTTCTGAATTCGATTTCTTCTAGCGGAGCTTCCGCTGCCTTGGCTTGCATAAAATGCTATAGACAATGTATCTGGTAAAGTGTAATTATCAGGGTTAGAATCTTCTCGAGGAACTCCATACAAACTGAAAGTAGAATTATTTAAGAATACATTAGTCGAGCCGTAACCAGTATAATAAGTGTCATTTGAGATACGGAGACTAGGATTTACACCGTCAGCACCTCCACCGAATCCTATGTTATTTTTTGGCAGTTGCCCATTACCAAATTCAGACCAATATTGATGAATAATTGTCTGTCGACTACTAGTTGAAAGATATACACTAGGTGGTTGCAATTGAAAACTAAATCGTATGCCGGCATTAGTGGTATCCTCAAAGGTGCCGCCCCAGTTTTCTTGGCTTGCAAAAAACATTCTTCCTGGGTTACCGAATCCTCGCGTCGAGATCCAAGTAATACCATCGTGTCCTCCAATACTCAATGAGAAAATACCATCATCAGCCGAAACTGCTGTCGGTGCATTAAATGTGCCGCCCGATACCTCTCCTCTAATTATTGGATAAGGAGACCTATTTAGAAAAGAGAAATTTGAGTTAAAATTTAATTTATACCCCTGCAGGAGTATAGTGGGTACAGGTCCTGTAAAACGATTACCAAGAATCAACATAGGGTCCCCTTGATCGAACGCATACTGGTTAGTTAGTCCACCAATCTGTATTCTTCTGTTAGCAAATATAGTACCTAGTGATACAATATTATTAGTAGCTGTTATGGTGTTAAAGACCACCGAACTAGTTGTATAAAGAGCTTGATCAAAAAATAGGGAAAGATCACGACCTAATTGAATTTTTAAACTATTATAACCTATTCTCCTGGTTAACTTATTATCAACTACTATGAAGCTGGTATTTGACCCAGCTTCTCCTAAAAATGGTAATTCAGTTACTTTTGTCATATTAGTACCTTGTTAAAGAAACTCCGCTATCATCAGTGAGCGGAATGTTATTACTGTCAAGAAGCCTAGGATCTCCACCGTAGTAATATGTATCAGGTAGCTCTGCTCCCTCGGATCTTAAGAACTGTGCCTGACGAACATTACTAATCAATAATGACTCTGTTCCTGTCCACACGTATCCTTTTTTCTGTATAATAGAAATTAAAACACCAGATTCTATTCCGCCATTAATATTTAACGTCAATGCCTGACTTGAAGTGGAAATAGTAAATTCACTAGGCATAGTGATCAAATTGGTACTGGTTACCGATTCGTACATGTCTACTGAATGTTTACGTAGTTGCCTTCCACTGTAGTATACCAACACTTGATCAATGGCATCAATTCCGCTAGTTAATGTTATACCGTCACCGATCGTTGAGGTACTAGTAGCTGTTATAATATAGGTAGTGGTGTTTGTTGATGTAAAATTTTGAATATACACAGTGTCCGAATACGGGATAGTTTGTTGAATTCCTTGATCTATAACCTTACTAGCTTCGTCTATATAAAATGCAGGACCTGTTCCTAAGGTTCCTCTTCTTAGATACGTTAGAACATTACCATCCATTTCATTATATTCAATTCTTTCCCTGTCAATGAGTACAACCCCCGGTATATTTCTTTGAGCATTAAATGGAGATAATCTAGCATCTCCGTCATGGACTACTATTTTATTGTCAGTATATTTCAAAGGTTCAATTAAAAAGGTAGTGTGATAAGCTGACAATCTTTTGTAATGAGATCTATCAAAAAAATCATTGAAAACCCTAAATCCTAAAATTCTACCAGTGTACTCTGGCATCATAATTGATGTAATTAATAGTGTACTATTAAGATCTTCTACCACAAACCATTCGTCTAACTGAATTGTTCTTTGATCTTCTAATATTTCAAAATCATAACGATGTATCAAAGGAATTCCGTTGAGATATACCCATACATAATTCTCGTTAATCACAGGCTTAAGAAGTGTGAATCGTTTTATGGGGGTATATGCAAATTTTTCAGTTTGCATAAACATAGCATCGTGATTGTTAAATGTAGTGACTTTAATTGTGGTATTAGAAACAGGTGTTACAAACTGTAAAATATTTCCACTGATCACATACTCGTAATCTTCTAACCTAGCAATAGAAATATAAGTGCCATTAAGGAATTGGCCAGTAGTCAATATGATATTATTGTTAGGCAAGTCAAATATAAAATCAAATCCCGACTGTAGCCGAACTCCGTCTGCATAAACCATAATCTGAGCAGCAATATAATAATTTGCAGGATGACTGTTTTTGCTATCGATAGCAAAAACAGTAGCACCCCCAGAAACGGTATAGTTACTAACCGGAGGAGGGGTCAATCTTGTACGTACAGTACTAGTTGCACCAAACCCAGTTTCAACTATGGCCTTGTCGCTATAGGGTCCCCAATCTCCGGGCGGACGAGACAAAATAACAGTAGATGTGGTTCCTGGTACGGAAAAATACTCTTCATTCATTCTATTAAATTTTATGTAAGGAGTATCAAAGAACCATGCTTCTATGGTATTAGAGTCATAAGGCAAATTGTACAACCAAACACTGGCCCTTTTATTATCTGTAAAATCAGGTTGAACCATATAACCGTAATCGGTTGTAGTAGTTATTTGACTAACCTCTTGTCCGTTGACTAATACATATACAGCCCTAACATCTGTATAACTTAATAGACTATCTACAACACCAGTAGACGTATTTTCTACAGATAATACATTGCTATCAATCAACCCAGTCCCGCCAATCCTTACTATAGTATATCCTCCACGTCCACCAACGGCCTGCGGAGGAAGGATTAATCTATCTCCTTCGATAAAAAATTGATTACCTGTTAATGAATACAACGATGTAGATCTTTGAAATATTGTATTATTATAGTAGACCATGATGCCTGCATCAGCTTCTGGCAGGATCGAAAGATATGCAGATGTTGTAGTACCTGCAATTACCGGAAATGCGCCAGTTATTATTGTACCGTATGATTGACTGTCTTTGGTATAGACATTTATGCCAAGGCTGTCTGTGGTATGACCAGGAACTAATTCTTCAGGAGCATAGCTGACATTAGGTGACATAAAAGCATCGCCATCTATGATCAAATCTTCCGGTGCATATCCCAAGGCTCCTACCAAGTTTCCAGAATTATTCCAATTTCCGCCCGATATAGCAGTATCTAGACCAGCGGCGTCAAAATCATATTTCCAAAATTCGACCGCAGGATCACCGTATATAGTGGCTGTAACTGTATAACATGTGGCACTATTTGTTACGTTTTTGATGTTTATAACCGCTCGGCCCACTGAGTCTGCTACTAGCTCATAATAGATTGTGGTGGTAGTAGCCGTAGTGATGACAGTGTTATCGACTATAACTATAGCCTTAGTGACATCCGTGAAAGGATTGTCTGTAATTAATGTTACAGATTGTGCTGTAGATATATTGTCAATAGTGTTCATATTAGATTATGCGTAAGAATTATTGGAGTACATGTAGCATTGATAAGAGCCAGATGCTAATATAACTCCGGTCGTCGTATTCGAAACTTCTATAGTTAAATTACATAGAGCAGAAGAATCATCCCCCGACGAAGGATCATATATTCCATATAAACGCCATCCTGATTTTCCAAACCCATTAACATAATTAGTTGCGGTAGTTACAGTTACCCAACTACCTTGCACCGAACTATAACCATAAGTAGCAAAATAGCTGTTATCAAGTGCTGCAGCAAATCCTGGCCCTGTAAATGCAGCATCACCTAACCAAGCGGTTAATGGATCGACTCTAGCCCTTACATAATATCCGGTACTGCTAACCGGGGTACCTCCAATTAACGGTTCTGTAGCCCATCTTTGATTGCTAGCAGGAGCTGGATATACATCAATTCCAGAACCTGCTTGACTCGATAGTGAACTAATATCAAAATTGAATCCGCCAGCAGAAGTTATCTGCACCATAGTGTATGAAGGTTTTGATCTACCATTGAGAGAGGTTATGCTAGATCCAGATTGTCCAAAATTTGCAACAACAGTTGCCGTAGTAGTTCCTGTGGGATTTGTATTGCTAAAAAGAAGAAAAACAGCACCATCTCCTCCTCCATTAGGCAAATGAATATCTAAGTTAGTACCAAAATTGCTATCATGGCTGTTGCCGCCTGTACCTGTAGTAATTCCTGAAATAGCCCCACCATATGCAGCTCTGTAACTATTTCTTTCAAAAGTGGGTCTATTTACATCTTCGCCTTTGACTCCATTTTTTGATAATCCGGTACCGGAGGTAGATCCTCCCGATCCGCCAGTAACAGTGTATCGGTAATCGCTAGTATTACCACTACCGCCGCTGCCACCAGTAGCAAATGATGAATAATAATAACCTGAAGTAGTCCAAAAAACAAAAGAAGTGCCGCCGGTTCCTCCGGCCTTGGTACCTGTTCTAGTTTTACCCTCTATTCCAGGAAAAGCATAACCATTATAAGTTACACTAGCGGGTAATCCTCCTGCTCCGACAACAATCTCTAGACTTCCTGTGTTGTTGAAATCTAGATAGCTGACCGTATAGGCACCAGAACCTCCACCGCCGCCTGCCCAATTATCTCCCCCACCATCATTACCGCCACCTCCTCCACCAGCTCCAATTATTGTTGCGGTGGCATATCGATAAGGTGGTACAAGATAATAGGTACCTGGGATTGTATAAGAATAAAATGTAGCAGTAGTAGGAATTATTAAATCTGTGGATGTTGTTACAACATCAGTTACAGTGATAGTGGCCGAAGTACCACTCGAACCATTAATAACTATAGTACTAGCCAATGTTGAAGCGATTGTTACACCGGTATTTGTAGTATGATTAACTGTGAAAGTTTGACTGAGTGGGTAATTTAGACTGTAGGATAGGGTGGCTATTGAACCTGTAAATGCAGCACTTCCACCTAGATTTGTCAAATCAGCAACGTGAGAAATACCACTAGGCGTATTAAATGTAATGCCAGTTATGGTAACAGGATTGTCACCTATGTTAGATATTGTAAAGGTTGCTGTTGACATGCTAATATTTATGAGGTGTTAGATGACCTTTATATTTCCCCTATATCTATACCAAAGTACGACGATGTGCTAGTAGTAGCTGTTCCTGTAGGTCCTATAGATACTGTTGTTGCTAGTGCTACATAATCTCCTGAGGTTGCTCCAGAGGACAGTTCAACACGAATAGTCCTCTGTGTTCCTAAATTGACCCAGCCTGTGGAATTTCCACTAGTAGGAGATTCAAAGTTACCTAAAACATAATAGTCGGTTCTAGCGGCCGAACTTCTTTGTACCCCATCACCAATTCTCATGTCTACTTTAATATCATAATTGGTACCGGTGTTAGTAAATGTACTAACATATCGAGTTACATAACCGTACAACGGACTGTCTGGACTAGAATAAGCAACAGATATCGTGCCGTTTGTATTGAATTGGAATTCGGCATAACTAGCCGGCACAGCATTCATTTGGTTAGAACTCCAGTAAGAGAAAGTATTAACGTAAGCTGTTCCGCCTGCAAATGCTGCAACCTCGATACCTCCACCTCCACCACCTCCTTGACTTGTATCATTAATTGTCACCGAGGTGCTAGTTGACACAATAGATCCCGAAGTGCTCAAAGTTCTAAGATAAACTACAAATGTCTCAAAACCTTCTGTTGTAGTATCAGCGGTAGGAGATACTGTAAACGATCCAGTGTTATTGTTAACAGTAAACGAACCGTATGATGCAGAAAAGTCAGTGGCCGTAGTGCTAACATTTCCTATGGTCCAATATACTGTAGTTCCATTTGAAACATTAGCCGTAATAATATTAAATGTGCCACTACCACCTTCATTAATGCTCGATGGGATAGTTCCAAAAGAATAATACGGTACTCCTAAATACCATGTGTATTCAGACGGTGCTACTGAAATTGCATACGTACCAGCAGTAAGTGTTGATGCTGGAACTGGGCAATAACCTGCATTAAAACTATACTTGCCTAACAATTTTGTTTGAGCATACACCGGAGATATTATACTATAGGCCCTAACAGTGGCCGTGATAAGAGTAGCCACCGTATTTCCCAATACTTGATATGCTGTAACACCAAACATACTGTTGCTGTAAATGGTGTCAAGAGTGTACTCGCCATTATATCCGCTGGTGATTATTCCAGAGATTAATATTCTGTCTCCTATTCTATAATCTCCATGAAATTCTGTTAGGGTTTCTATAGTCATAGCAGAGCCAACCGCAGTAGCAGTTGATCTGGCTCTTAAAATACTGTACTGAGGAGAACTGATTTGAATAGATCGAGTTGCGGTATTAACAGAAACAACTACCGTGTCTGTTCTTACTCTCAGGGTGGAAGAATTTAAGAAATTTATAACCTGTCCCGGAATAATACCAGTAGTAGTGCTTAGAAACAGCGTTGTAGTGCTGGTGGTAACATTTCTAACTACCTTAGCCTTAGCATAGTAATCAACAAAATCATCCCACCCACCACCTCCATAATTTCCATATTCATTACCTAGCGGTGTAGAATAATTAAATCTTAACCCTTGAATCGCCGTTCCAGGGTACTCAAATCCGGTCATTAATAATGGATAGTATTTTCCTGGCATTGTTGAGCTAGGATTATAATAATTGTCTATTCTATCTACTGCATTGAACAGGCTGATATTTTTACTATAGGTAATCTTAAAAATTTGATTTTCTTTAGGTAATGTGTTAAGGAAAACAAATTTAGAATATTTGTTAAATTTTTCAAGGTCGTCACTTTTAGAAAATTGAACAATCTTATAGTCAGCAGCTAAAATTAATTTCTTGTCAAGAGTTGGGAATATTTTTAACTTATCAGGATCTGCCAGCCATTCTAATTCAAATTCAATTTTCTTTCCATCACAGATAAATGTTTCGGTTACTTCAATGTTGCTTATTTCAGCATTTACACTATATCTATCAAATTTTATTCCTACGATATTTTTACGCACCGTAGAATTAGAAAGCACAGCTGAGGCGGTAGCAATGTCAGTAACATAAGGTCCGCCACCGCTAATGCTTATTTGAGGCCTCTGTGTGTACCCAATTCCAGGATTTGTGACTACAATTCGATAAACTCCGCCGTTTCGAATATAAGCCTTAGCAGTGGCACCACCACCAATTGAAACAATCGGATCTTGAGTATACCCTTTGCCTGGATCGGCAACTAATATGTCTTCCAAAGTGTAGGTAAAATTATCAGCCCATGATTTCCACGGATATTGATCTAAAGGTGTACTAGTTAATGTTGCAGAATTAATTGAATTAACCGGTAATTCTGCAACATCAAAATCTTTAATTTCCGCATTGTAGTAAGGAGGAAAATCAAAATCAGTTGTGTTAATTCTGGTGTTTTCTAAATTACTGTAGGCAGCAACAAATTCTCTAATCTGAGAGTGATAGGGTTTTATCTCTTTAATAAATTCCTCGTAATATTGACTAGTATCTAAACTATAGGCCACTGGCTGGCTTAATATATCAGTAGTATTTTTTATGCTGATAAAACTGGTCTTAAATGCCCAATCTAGTAATTTTTGCTCAGTCAATGCGTACCGCACAGCCTTAAAGAAAAATAAATTCCAATTGGCCTTGAGATCATTAACAAATAAATCATCTTTTAATGCTGTCAAAATATAATATAATTCTAAATCAGGTACCTGATCAAATAGAGCTTCATCCAATGGACTAGAATCATAAGAATAGTTTACATTACTGTAATCCCATATACTATTTTTAATTTGAATAGTTCCGTTTTCACTAAAAACAATATTGTAATAATCGGTAAAGTTTCCTAATTGCTGACTTATTCTTTCCAATATAGCGGATCTATTGTCTCCAATATTTTTAATTTTAACATAATCGCCAGGTTGGGGATTACTGATTAAATTTAATTCATACACATTATCTATGATATATTTTATAGATTTATATTGATCATATTCTGTCGATACCCAGTTTATATAATTCCAAAATAACGGAGTATTATACAACTGAGTTCTAACTTTATCCCAAAGAGTCTGTTGATAATTAAATGTATGCAGCGTCCATCTGCCACCAGCATTAACATTATTAGCCACTACAACTGCCTGGGGTCTTACTGTTAGTGCCGGAGCTTGAACAAATCCGCTACCTGCATTTTGCAATTTGACAGAAATAATCTGACCTTGATTGTCAATTGTGGTTAAAATTTCTGCATCATTAGAAGAAGCAACAGAAACTTTGGGGGGTAATAGATATCCATATCCCGAATCAATTATAGATACACTGTAAATTTTACCATTTCTAACTATACAGGTTAACTGTCCTTGTCTATAAGAAGTTGTGTCAATAGTATCAAGTTCTTCTATATCATCAACTATTTGATCGTATTCTCGTTGAAACTCGTCAGGTATTGATTCATAAGAATTTAATTTGTCAAAACTATAATAATTACTAGTGGTTTGATTATTTTCTAAAATATAATTAGAAAACTCTATTAAGTTTCTCAATGCTTCAAATCTGTTTTTAAACAGGGTCTGTTGTGGCCTTATACCTAACCCGTATCTATTTCTAAATGTTAATTCAGGGGCCGGAACAGATCTTCCATATAGGTCCCTACCTAACAGGCTGTCTATTAGTTTTTTATCTAACAATTCATTAGGCATTGAATGTGAACTGCCCTCTTGCATCAGCATCCATTCAGTATGTCTAGGAATTTGATTATCAATTGTGTCAAATGCTATGTTGGCGGATATTCTATCACCTACTAACGAAGTCTGCACATTGGCAAATGCTATGGAATTAGCCGAAAGAACTTCAACAAATTTTAATCCATTAGCTAAGGGATCTGCAATTAAGTTGGCAACCTGGAGAGAACTTATTCGTCTATTAACTAGCCCAGGTACAATTGTTTTATTTTTTACCCAGAAATAATAGACATTCTCAAATGATCCAGTTACTGTGTTAAAAATTTGTTTAACTGATATTACGGTATTATCAGGATATCTAGGTTGACCACTAATACCCTTAATCAATCCGCGACTAGTGTCTGCCTGAGCTGCCCATTCATTAGGCAGTAGGTCAGATTTAACCCATTCATAAACATCAATGCTGGCTCCAGGGAATAATTTACCCCAATTGTTTTTTCTAAATATATCATTGCCTTGCTCATACCAAATATATTTGGCTGTGCTTAAATCCCACCATAACTCTCCAACATGCTCATCTAACCAATTGGTTTCTGTATCGTTATTAGTTGCAGCTAGACCAACAGAGTATATTGCAGGATCTGCCGCCAATTTATATTTTAATTCTTGTTCTGCAATTCCTACTATTTTATTTTTTAATGGGTCTACTATATCTAAATAATCAAGAACTTCTTCATTAAATGTATCAATTAATGCAATTCGCTGAAATGGCTTAACATCAACTAACGGTCCTTGACTTCTTAATCTGTACCAAGAATTTTTGGTAGAATCCTTTTTCTTAAATTGATAGACTTTAGATTTATCTTGTGCAGATTGTGTAATATCATTAAACGGAGCTCCAACAAATATGCTGTTGTCAGTGGATGCCAGTGCTAAACCGTATCTGCCACCTTCTAATATTTCATCAGGTAACAGCTCATCTGCCTGTATAAAGAAATTGTCAAAATTATTATAAACATAGACTGCACCCGAATCAGCAACTGATGACAAGAATCGTGTTTCATTGTTGTCGAATGTAGTTTCGCCTAATTTTTTATTTGCATTTTGATAAAATTTTAAAATCCTAGATCTGTTAGTTCCTAATGAACCAATGATTAAATTTTGTTCATCTTGGCTAATGGATAGAGATACTCCAAATTTTAAATTAGTATTTTCTAAAGGATTCTTCAGAATCTGAGATAATACATATGTACCGGAATCGTTTACGGTGTAGACTGCAACTTTACCCATAGTACCTATATAAGATTGTGATTTAATTGAAGAAACAAATATAAAATCACCACTTGGAGAAACTTTTACTTCGTGCCCAAATTCATCATTTACATCAAACGGCGAAGAAAGATTCTGCTTCCAATTTAAATTTTTATCAAATATCTGAACAATTCCAGCCGAGCCCGAGCTATAAAACTTAGGAGCACTAATTGCTATTATGTCCCCTGAACTGCTACCCGAAATAGCGTACCCCCACCGGCTTCCACGATTTAACAATATGGTAGAGGTACTATTTATTGTGATTCCTGCAGGATGATTAGTCACTGTAACGGTTGTACCAAATTTGTCAATATTGTATGCATATACTGTTCCAGTACCAAGATACGCACTACTACCTGGGGCACCAACTAACAATAAGGTTGAAGTAGATGCTGCAACCTTATTAACATACAGAGAATGTCCAAATCTAGAATTAGCATTAGTTGCTGTAGAATAAGGCTGTGCTAATACTGCCGAAGTAACCTCAGCGGTATCTCGATCATTTCTGCTGCTTATTTTAACTAACCCCTCTTTATATGAAGGTCTAATAACACCCGTACCTGTAGATAATACCAATAACCTGTTAGTAGCAGTTGTTGCTCTAATAGCCGAGGCAACTGGAGCCCCGGCTAAAAATAAATCTTTTGCATCATCTAATGCTAATGAATAACCAAAATCTGTTGAAGTGTTTAATTGGCAATAGATCTTACCGCCTGTGTTTAAAGCATAATCAAATTTCTTAACAAGATTTTCATTGGTAGATTTATCATAAACTGAAATTTTTCCATAATTAATCGATGTTGCTGATTTATATCCCGGTAAAGAAACCAATACAGTATTGGAATCTTTATCCGCAACAATAGCAGCCCCCATGTGTTGGCCAGATGGGATTGAAATACTAGAATAAACTGTCCCTGTATTATAATTTTTTATTTTTTCATAAGCTACCCATTTTTGATCAGTATCTTGATCAATCCAGACCTTGCTATTTTCTGGAAGATTAAACAAATCAGATGCAGCAGCAAGTGCTGGAAAATCACTGTGCCTAGCCGATTCAAATCTATAAAGACTACCATAAGCCAATAACGGTTCGTTAACTATTCCTGCAAGAGCCGAAGCTACTGTGAACTGTCCTACTTCAGGAATGGCCGTCACTATGTGGATACCATCAACTTGAGCATTAAATCGAACTACAGAAACTATGTCCCCTATCTGTAGATTATGGTGAATATTGGTGACAAAAGTAATCTCAGTGCCAGGACTGCTGACATAAACTCCGGCTATTTTTGCTCGCTGGTGTGTATATCTATAAACATCCCAATCACCATTTTCTAAGAACCCTAACCAGATGGTGTCACCGTTTTGTAGTATACTATTGTTAGCTATATCTAATAGGCTATTTTTATTATATGCCGTGGCAGTTACATCATCTGTTCTTACATATCCGGCCGTAGTTAATTCTAGATTATTGTCATCAAATGTTCCTTCAATTGTCGCAAAAGTTGCCGTGGCAATATAATTTGACGGTGTTATCAATAAATTAGTCGAGCTAGTATAGTGAACTAAAGCTAATGGATCAGAGGGGATCTTATCAATAAATTCAATAACATAAGGATTTTCTACATACAGCCCTTCCTGTAATGTAAATTCAATTTCGTTATAGGTTTCAAAGCCGCCATAACTACCAACTCTAATAGCCCATTCTTCAGTAATTTCAATTGATCCTTGATCTCTGTTTTGACTAGCCTTTAATATCTTAGTCAGTGGATTTTTAGTTCCCTTTTCTCTAATAAAACCTTGATAGAATTTATACTGGGCAATAGGATCTGTAAAAATTTTATTCAAATACTTTCTAGGTGTATACCCTATAAGGTGTTGAGCTAACTTTTGTTGAGTGTAGTCAAAATTATCTATGTCTAAGCTATAAAAATCATCAAACTGAGAAATCTTATAATCAAAATTAGGAACAAATTGGGGAGTTGGTTTTGATGCCAAAATATCCCATTTGTTAAAATCAAAAGTTTCATCACTGATAATCGGTTGATTGGCTTCGTAATAGACTCCATTGTATCTTACCACTTTTCCGGGAATATACCCCTTGTAAGATTGCCACTCGGTTATCTCTACATTATCATAGACAAATCCAGGACTGGTTAGATCACCATTCCACCCCCTGGTCCTAAATCCATACAATCTTATTCTTTTTTGTCTGTAACCAGAATCGGGATCATAGATAGTGTCATTAAATATAGTGGTATTATTGAATACCATGCCATGTTCTTTTTGTACCGAATTTAGTACTGCAAAAAATATTCCTTCTTGTGTATCTTTAGTCTGTATTACACAGCCGCTGTCTTCTCTAATAATGTCAAAATTATCTGTAGGGAATCCCTGTCCATCTGCTTTCTGTAAACTGTATTCATAATTTTTAGCAAACAAATTATCTACAACAGAATCTTTAAATTTATATTTTAAATAGTCAGCAAAGGGAGACAGAGTTATTAGATTACCTTCTGCCCATTTTTGTGTACTCCAGTAAAGGAATTCTTTGCCACTAAATTTCCAATCCACCATTTCAGCCAAATCAGCATTGTATTGATCAAAAATAAATCCCTGGTCCTCTAACCATGCCCCATAGCCAATTAGGACATCGTAAACTTCTTGAATTGTGCTAAAAATTGTCCCGTAGATTACTTTAGTGACAACATTTTCAAATCTATTAGATGTTTGAGCCCTTGCACCACCAGTACTAGGCAATCTCGGCAATTGCTGAAATAAATTAGGATCAAATACAGTCTGTGCGTTATGACTGGTTTTAACTCTATAATATCTTCCATTATAAAGAACAATCTGACCTTGTTTATAAAATTTAATAGAATAGGTGCCGGCTGTAGTAATATCAATGGCACTTAGCCCGCTGTTGCCGTCACTAGTAGCTGGTTGCCATAAATTATAATGTTCTTGTTTTCCGCCAACAACAACTGCACCGTCTATAGCACTTTTAATCGGTTGGTAGATATTAAAAAATGGATAATTTCTATCATAACCTTTTAGAACAAAATTTCCATTGTCCTTTTGTACTATTACACCCGATATTCTTGCTGATTTTATTGGATTGCTGACATTTAGTATTAGACTGTAATCTTCAGGAGGTAAAATTATACCAGGTTTAGTCGACTGAGGATCAACCGCATTGATCTTTACTTGAATCTTTTCTTTACTGGTAAATCCACCTAGCTTATGAAATAAATTTAAATCTAAGTAGGTTAAATCTTGTGCTAATTTTGTTACATAATCTTGATAATTTGTTTGTCCTTTCTCTATTACAAAATTTCCAAACCCAGAAGTCTGTGAATCATTTATACCATCAATTAGCAGTTTTCTAGGATCGAGATAAAGATTATCTTCTTTATAAACAACTTGTCCTATTGCATTAATAGTAGTCCTGCTGACATCAAATAATTTAGAAGTGTAATTACTAGGATATAAAAGGGCAGCAGCTACATTTAATGCAAACGGCCAATAGCTACTATTTCTCCAAGCAACCTCAGCAGGACTATAATCTCCAAAAACCCAATCTTCTCTTTGACTCGAAGGACCTGCACCTACAACCAAAAACGAATTAAGATCTCGTAATGCTCCGCTAGAATTTACAGGTATAATATTCGATAATCCAGGCCTTTTGTATTTGTCCCATGTTCCTTTAAATTCTCCATCTGCAATATATCCATTTTCTAAATGAGTCCACATTAATGGAGCATTTAAAGGTGTATAAGACACCCCATATTTAGAATTCCACCAAGAAGGTTTAGTGGTAAAACCCAACATCTCCCAAGGATGGGTATGGGGACGGTCTGTATCATAAAAATATTTAAATACAGCTCTCCATGTCCCAAATGCTGGTTTACCTAATAATGTGTCAACAGTATTTGTATAATTCCATGTTCTATATGTCCCAGCATCATAAGTATCGTTAGTAAAAATATCTACATTATAAATTGATGCCCATTTAGCGTAATCGTAAACCAATAGATCATTAGCTTGATTAATGGTGTACTCTGATTCTCTAAAAGCACCAGGAATAACCGATAGTATATCATATATTGTGCGATTACATTCTACCTTAATATTGTTAAAAATTCTTTTTTCAAACTCAAGAATTACATCGTCTCTAAAATCCCCGTAGGCCTTTGTTAAACTGCCATCGTGTCCCTGTATCATCAACTGAGAACTGTCAGCATATCTATCATCAGTAATACGTGCAGGAACAAATTTTGGATAAAGTCCTAATTTTGTAGGAGTAGAAGGAATATAACCGCTAAGAGTGCTTTCATAGTAGTGAATTTTTATGACTGCGCCCACAGATAATGTTGTTAAAAATTTTACTGATCCATTAGCCAATATAAATTCATAATCTTGACCTGAAATCAATTGAACGTTGTTGACATAAATCAGTACCGATTTGAAACTTAGTTTGCTGAGATCAAACTCAACACCGATAGGATACTCTGATATATAAGAATTTGTAACTGTAATTTCTCTAATGATTTTACTAGGACCATATCCTGCCATGTCAGATCTAAAAAAAGATGAAGAAGGAGTATTATTTTGGCTAATTTCCAATAGTATTGTATCTACTATAGACACAGTATCAACTTGATCAGTAATAGTGTCTAACGTTCTAAGGAAATTCAATTTAAATTGATTATATTTTTCTGCTGCAAATCTAATCGAATCAACAACATTATGTTCTTTTTTTCCTAAGAAAATATGTGAAAAACTAATAGGATTTTCGTTAGTAATTAATTGAGTCCCATATTTTTCGTAACCATATAAATCTCGTAGATTGCTCGAACCGGGAAATTCTCCAACAAAATTAGAAGATCTATAAACCATACTGGCCACATGATCAGTTAACTGACTGAGCGTTACACTAGCTATCGGTCCATTAAGGGGGTTGTTGGTTAAACTTAAAGTAGGCTCATAACATCCATTACTATTAGGAATTTGATTAGTGTTGATTTTTAATAGTACAACATCGTTTTCAGTCAAGCTATTATTAAAAGATACAGAAAAGGAAGTTGCATTAATAGTTGCAGAAGTTTGTGTTATCTTTGAATTAACAAATGATAGATAAGAAGTAACTGTACTAGTTAATGGAGCGTCTAAAGATAGTACAGATACTGTAGATGTTGATGTGCCTATTATTTGAGTTTCTAAAATTGGAATTTGATAATTTTCAGCTGATGTCCAAACATTAGCTAAAGAATACACACCATTGTCAATATCGTTAATTTTAAGGAATGTTGTAGCAGCTGATTGTGTTTGTTTAATGTTATCTATAACAATAGAAAAAGAATCTGTCATAAAATAATTTTTAAACAGATAGCTACCAATTCCTATGGCATTTTGATCTTGCTTAACTGAAAATCCCAGCACGGAGTCTGCAACACTAGATCCTAATTCATAACCAAAAATTTTGTTGCCGCTGAAATTGTTTTCGTTTTCGTTTTTAGTGTAACTTATTCCATCGCTATTGAAAAGATCAAATAGAGGAAACTCATTTAAAGATTCGTGTTGCTGGGCAAGTAACCATTTATCATCGTCTACAGAGTAATAAAAACTTTTTCCAGAATAATTAGTTCCATAATTTACAGATACACTATCTAGATCACTAACTCCAGAGTCAACAGTTTCACTAAGATGAATGACAAAGGTGCTAGTAGTGAATCTAACTTTATAAATTTTATTTCTAATAGTGAGATCATCAGCATTGTTGAATACTATTCTGTATCCGTTTTGTAATAATTCTCCATCTACATAATAACCAAGTGCTCCTTCTATTATGCTTATATCTGTGGTAGAATTATCAATAAGATCTATATTTTCAATTCCGTTATTACCAAATCGATATAATTGAATATCTGCTTTAAATTCTACAATGGGTCTCTTGGCTTTGTATTTAAATTGATAAACCGGATCAACATTGTTTATTATAGCCGTTGTATTAATTACATCTTGATGTACCCATCTATTGTATCTAGACCATGGATTTAGATCTTTACTTGCCCTGTTAATTGTAATATATTCTGGAACTAACGCCAATTTTTCATCGGAATCAAAACCATACTGGTCGAATTTTGAATTATCAAAAGTTTCATTATAAATTGTAGCTAAAGATCCGTTGACTTCTAATAAATTTAGATCTATTAATTTAATACCAGACCCTATACCCTCAACAATATATTCAGTCCCCGAAGAAATATTTTTACCTTGTAATTTAAATGGATTTGTAAAAATAACCTTCATTCCATTACTGAATTTATAACCATTAGACATTGTGAAGGTAGAACTATTTAATAAATTAAAATTACCAAATCCCGGAGGTACCGATACTGTTATGGCATCAGGACCATTAGGTAACCAATAGTATTGATTGTAATTAATCAACTTGTCCCAATCAATTAAGGGATCATAAGAATAAAATTTTGTCCTAAAAACCCTATCTAAATTATCAGCATTACCACCTTGTACTGAAATTTCATTTATTAAATCGTCATAGCTGACTACATCCGTGATGTTAGACACAGAGTCGCGGAAGACCATTGCCGGCTCTAATTGATAGGAATTTCTTAAAGGTGAAAGAGACGTAATATAGTTGTCGACTGATGGATCAAAATTAGGAGTTATGTTAGATCCAACAAATCCGTCTATTCTTTCTAGCTTCGGTGTCTGTATCAGCTGATCAATTGTGCTAGATAAAAATTTTGAATTTTTATCTGATCTGATGTATGCTGGTAAAAAATTTACTGATTTTTTATTTTGTTCAGCCATATTAAGTTGTAGTAATAATAGATGAAGATGCTTTCAATTGCGACGCCGTAACTGCATCAATAATTTCTATATCAGCAATTCCTGCTCCGCTAACTAATAGCTCGTTAGATAAACAACTAACCTCATATAGACTGCCAAAACCTGTGTCTGTTTTAGGAACTAACACAAAATTGGTAATATCTGGGGTCAAATTATTCATAACATAAGTGGACAATTCGCTGAAATAAAACGTTTGTCCAAACTCCCAATTTTCTAAAGCAAAAAACTCATTAATGGCCGTTAATATTCTTGTTTTTAAATTATTGTCATTGGTAATTTTATTAAGATTTCTAACCGCTTTAAATGTTCCTTGCAAGGATGCAGTTGCTTTTTCTCCAAATAAAACTTTATATTTTACAGGATGATATACAATTTCATCACTAATAGCCTTGATATTGTTTAAAAATTCACTGTAATTTTGTTCTAAACTTTGGCTAGTCGGTGCTAATGGCTCTGTTGTAGTATTACCAATTAACCAACTTCTATAACTGGTATCATACACTGTAGTCAACACATAGATGTCAATGATATTGGATTTACTGGGATCAATTCTTCTTTGATCTCCGCTGTTGTGTACATAATGAAACTTGAGATCAGATCTGCCACTTTTACCTAGATACTGATCAGTATAAATTAAAGTAGCTGTAGTAGTGGACCAATATTTAACCACACCTAAAGAACTATCGTAGAAATAAAACAACTGATTGTCAATTTTCAGTGCGTTAGTTACACTTTGTTCGTTAGGCAAAGGTATAATATCGTCTCTAGTTAATGTATAATTTAAACCGTCAAATGTTTTTTTGAAATAGACATATTCACTACCAACCACTTCATCAAAAGAATTGGGATTAGTAACTCTCCCCGAATTGTTATAATCATAGAAGCTAACTTTAACTCGTTTAGGATCAACATATCCATCAGACTCGACTATTGCTCCGTCAATTTGCCAATTATGATCACTGCCAATGGTGGCTGTAGCAGTAGACAATGCTGAAGGAACTGTATTAATAGATAATATATCAATTTTGTCTTTGATTACAGTATTACTAGTGAAATCATAATTTACAGAAGTCTTGTCAACATAAAAAGCTGTTTCTTGCTCGCTTTCAAAGATATAATTTAGTATTCTAGATCTAACTTTATAATATTTGCCAGTCCAAGTGAATGATATTAACCAACTAGCATCTAATCCTTGATCTTCAAGATTATTTTGATAATTCAAACTGAAATTATCAACAGTGTTTAAATTAGTATTAGTAATAATACTCCATTCTCTTGTTTCTGTATCTATAGTCAGCCCGAAATTTTTATAAGTCATGCAGATATTAGCAATCTCAGTTTCAATAGGATAACCTAAAAGATCAACATATCTACATAAAATTTCTGTAGGAATAGCATCGCTAGGCAGCCTAGATCCGAGGATAACAGGACCGGTTCCGTCATCTAATAATCCCGCACCATTATTAATCACCTGGCTAATCGCGGCCCAGATAAACAGTGATCCTGAGCCAGGCAAACCAGACGTTGGAAGGATTTTAATGTTGTTTTTATTATCGAAATATTTGCCCGCAGGAGCAACAAATTTAATTAAAGCACCAGGAGTTACATAACGAAGATTAGTATCAGTGTATGCTGGACCGACTGCAAATGTACCATTGGCATTGTAAAAATAACCTCTACTTTGCCCAGGAGTTTTATTAACCTCCTTCCATTTTAATGCTAAACTAGTTAACTCAGGCCTAATGTAATTTTCAAAATAAAACGAACGTACTCCTGTGCTATTAACAATAGGAGCTATTGAATTTTTAATTACAGCCAGTACCTGATTTTTACCAGTAAATTCAAATTCAAATATGTCTTCATTAGTATCTTTATAAAGAATTCCGTCAGTGGCAAAAATATTTGTTTTACTATATTTGCCAGTGACGTCACTGAGATCAAAATATTTGCTAATACCACTAGATACTCGATTTACACTCTTAACTTTTAAAATATCAGATCCGGCATTCAATGGTGCTATATTATAGTCTTCGCCTGTGATCATTCTATTTTGAGTATAATAGGTCTGAGGTGCTTTGTTTTGTATAACAGCATTTGATTCAGTACCAGCACTGTTATCAACTGAATACTGCAAAGTCAATGTCATTTGCAAAGTGTGAATCTGCCCAGATGCATTGATATACGGAACGGATATGACAATCCCACTTAATTGATCAGGTTTAATACTATAGGACAGTCCATTACTTTGCCTATAAAATAATCTAAATTCGCCTTTGGGCAAATCACCAAAAACTCCATCTGCAAAATTCAAATCAATTTGATCATTGGCTCGTGAACTTACAGAATATACAGATCTTATGCTTTTATTAACACTGTTATAGATAATATTATTTCCGACTAATGAAGGAATCTGCGTCCACAAGGTATCATAATTGCCTTGCTTGTTTAACTGCCACAACCATACATCTGTATTATTGATGTCAGGGGTATTAACTCCGATAATTTCATTAGGTACAGGATTTGTAACACTGAACTCCGAAACAGTTAATGTTCCTTGTTTAAAGTGTGTGAAAAATCCAGTATTGGCACTACCTGCTCCTTGAAGATCATCTTTATAGATGAAACCAAAGGTATTACCAGGCACAGGAGCTTCTTCATAAACATAATCTTTACCTAAAAATGTACAAGGAACAACCTCAAACGACATGTTAGTTCCGTTGATTGTTTTAATAAGATTAAAAATAGATACGTCACGATTTATACTGTTTACTCTATACTGCTCAGTGGTAATTCCGTTAATGGTTTTTTTAGCTAATGATTTACCAAAATAAGTGGTCATTGCCGAGTTCATGATATTAATGAACTGCTGATACCAATCCGGATTAGTAGCGTCATTCCAAAGAATATTAGTATCTGCTAGATTAGTTCCATTAGAATCCAACACCGTATCTGTAGTAGATACTGCGGTGACTTTTAAAAATCCATGTGCAGGAACATTTCTCGATGGGTTATAACTGATTAATTGTGCTAATCTTAAAACACTATCCCTACGCTGTGCTGTTTCTAAAAAATTTTCCCTAGCGTTTAGATCAATTCTAAAACTTAAATTTTGTCCAAGATAAGCAATTAGATCTATTAGTGCAATGTATTCGCTAGATTCAATAAAGTCATTAAAGTCTTCAGGAAAATTTTCCTGAAGATATTGAATCATAGTACGTCTTAGGGTTTCAAAATCGTAGCTTTTAAAATCAGCATTACGAAAAGATTGGTATATCTTTTTCCAATCTTCAGTGATTAATAGTTGGCTAGTAGTTGATGGGATCATTGTTTTACAGTTGCTATTCTATAGAGTATTTATAGCAAAAATAAACCCGGTATATTATTGAACCCTAAGACCCACGGCTTGATCAAAGGCCAATCTTAGTGTAGATGTTTCGTCTGTGCTTTTCATCAATAGGGTTAACTCGACCAGATAACCCTGATCATATTCGTTGATTTTTATTTCCAAAGGACTGACTCTAGGATCAAAATTACATATTGTAGTTATATCATCGGTTAATAACCGTGTGATTTGATCAGTTAATGGCTCCATAATTAGATCCCATATGATGGTTCCAAATGTGGGGTTCATTACACGTTCACCTTTCCTGGTGTTAAAATGATTAATTATGTCTTGCTTAATTAAATCAAAATCAAAAAGTTTTCCACCATAGTTAGTAGGATCAACTGTGCTAAATCCTTTATAGATATGATTCCTAGATTTAGGATGTTGATTATTATAGTTAAGATTAGTTATTTCTAAATTTTTATATGGCATAGTGGTATTTATTAGTTAGCAGACCCAGTTTTAATTGGGTTTCCGCTGCCATCAGTCACTATTCCGCCAGACCCACTACTTACAGTGGTACCTTTCAGTTGTGCAAGAAAACACTCGTAATACCCTTTTTTTCGAGTGTAAATGTCTTGAGTACAGAAACCGACCCTTCTATAAGCAGCTTCAAAATAACCAGGATCTGTTTGAGCAGTTTTTACCAATTTTAAAAAGTATAAAACACTGACCTCTGCTGCAATTTTTGGGTCGTTGATCATTTTAGGATTGTCGACTAGGGCTGTAGGAGTAGGTAATTTGCGTGCCTCGTACATCCATTTACTAAAATTGGTATAGTTTGCACGACCAGTTAATCCTATATACCCTCTACCTATAAATTTAGCACCATCACCAGGCTCTGTATTTCCTAATCCTTTACCCTTTGCGGTATCATATCCGTACAAAAATTCTGGTAAACTATTATTTGGATTTCCTGCATATTTTTGTGCTAACTCTCTATCACCTTTAAACACACTAGGAAATACCTGTAATAATCTATCTGCACTATATCCAAACTTTTCTTCAACGATTTCCCAATGGCTTTCCCCTCCAGCAACTCCAAGTAAAGAAGCAACGGCATAAGGACTTGTTAACCCCATTTCTGCTGCGGCTTTCTTCAAGGCAGCAATACCAGTTTGTGCTGCACTAGAATTAATTTCTTTAGCATAGTTAGGAGAACAGGTCCCCGGTACAACAGCCGGTTGATTAGCAGGCTCCTGGGCTTTTGGAGGAGGTGTATTTCCCTGACCGCCTCCAGCAGCACCTCCGCCTCCAGCAGCACCTCCGCCTCCAGCAGCACCTCCGCCTCCAGCAGCACCTCCGCCTCCATCTAATTCACCACCTAGGGTAACTGGCGGGGGAGGTATTCCTGGCCTTGGTGCCGAAGTAACATCTGTCGCTTGAGGACTAAATTTTTGAGGATTAACACTCTCATGTTGATCCCAAGGCTCATGAGTAGGAACTCGCTGCATGATACTTTTAATATCATCAGCCTTGTAAAAAACACTGTTGGGCCATCCTTTAGAGACCTGTCTGTTGGGCAACGAAAACAATGTAAGAACCGGTGGAGTCTCAGCCTGACTGGCAACAGCAGGGGCGGCAGCAGCAGGCCCATTTAAGTCAATTCTACCACCAGATACTAGTATATTCCCATTTGCTCCAACATTTAAATTAGCTGCACTACCTATGCTGACATGGCTTTCACCACTTAAATCAATCCCACCATCGGCACTGGCTACAAAACTTTTGCCTGTTAATATTTCGTGATTACCACCTACAGTAAGTTTTGCAGTTTCGCCGACGCTATAGTCCTGTGTACCCCTGACCGAAATTTTAGAATTATCATCAACTAAAAGAAAATAGTATCCACCAACATTGGTTTCCATATTTTTACCGGCACTGATGTGAATATTTCTGCCTGCTTCAAAATTTATATCCCTGTCTGCACGAAAATTAAAATCGTGTTCACTATGAATAGAAACTGAATCATGAGCAAAAATATCTATTTTACCATTACTGGTTAATTCAACCCATGCGGTGCCTTTACTATTACCAATATAAATTAGATCATAACTGTTATGCATTAAAATTTGATGACCTGTCCTAGTCCTAATTCTGACTAATTCATTTTGCCCATTGACATCACCGTCATCCATAACAAAGGTACTACCGCCCAATCTACTGACAGGAGCTTCTTTTCCGTCACCGTAGCCGATTTTTCCTCTTTTAGCTCCAGAACTGGTGTCTAGCGGCCCCGGAGTTGAAATACCAAAAACTCCACTAGGAACTTCTCTTCTGGCACCACTGGTAGTCACTCCCCTGATATTATCAAGCAATAGCCCCTGTTGCAGTAATCTTTCAGCAAATGGATGTACCGGTTTAGCCTTTCCTGCCGGAGTTTCGCTTTCACTAAGAGAGGATTTATGACCTTCTGCTACAGGTAAAAAATCTGTACCGTACTTTCTACGTTGTTCACCAGTCATTGCTACATTTTTACTGGCTGCTATTCCAGGGATCATATGATTTTGAAATGGATCTTGTACACAACCAAACCAATAACATTGGTTAGCATCACCTTCAATAAACATTATCATAACGGTATTACCTATGTCGGGAGGTATTGCCCAAAATCCATAAGTTTTTTGCACGTCATTAAAATCACTACTATTATTTCCCTCATATCTAACAGAGGTAGACCCCATAAATGGGCTGCAATAACTAGCAATGTAAGTTTCAGCTTGAGTTTTTATCCAACCCGGCATGTTTTTAACTATAGAAACTTCTAATTTACCCATATAGATCGGATCAAGATGACTCCTAACTTCAGCTAGAAAAGGTCCGGCTGATGGAGGAGGTGATCGTTTTCTTTCGTCAAAAGCCATAATAATTCCTATTAACCAATTCCAGGAAGTGGAGGTATCCCTAATTTTGATCTAATATTAGAATCACCGCCTGTATATGGAGCAGCATTAGGGTTTCCTATGTTATTAACTAATTTAGTCAAAGGGCTCTGCCCTAATGCAGCACTTCCGAATTTTGCTGCAACAGACCCTACTATGTTTTGATCTTTGATAAAAGGAAGACCGGTCAATGAAGATAACTGTGAATTAGCTCCAGCAACTTTATCTGTAAAAGATTTAATATCAGTTAAATTTCCAACCGATCGTAGGTTAGATAGTGGGTTAAACTGCCCCGCTGAAATACTACTTAGTGCGGTGTTTGCTAGATCTTTAGGCAGTATGTTAGATGAAATTTTATCTACACTGCTGACGCCATAGAGATTGGCCAATGCCCTTGGCCCACCTTTACCGGCAACTTCTTTGAGATAAGCGGCATCAACATCTGGAGGTGGTGCAGTTGCATACGGAGCCGTGGCCGGAATATTGGCCAATTTGTTAGCAGGAATGTAATCTAAAACTAGGCCATTGGCAGCAGCCTGAGTTAGATTGACATTTTCTGGTAATGTTTTAAATTTACCTATTGATCCTAAAAGTTTACTCTGCAGATTTCCGCCTAGACCAGATAGCTTGCTAGGGTCAAGTCCTACCTTAGCGGCCAATGCTTTAGGATCAGCAGCTGATCCTAACAATGCACCTACTTTGCTGGAAGCATTTCCAACTAGTCCACTTATTTGATCTGCACCAAGTCCTACTACTTTTCCCATAACAGAAGTAGCTATACTGCCCATAGGTCCGTTAGTTAATAGACTCAAAGTACCTCCTGTAAGTGCTAGATCGGCTGCTGAGAACAATAAAGATGTTGCTCCTTGCCCTATTCCCGAGCCGGGATTAATTGTTGTTAATGCCCTACTAATGGCATTTGAAGAAAGATTTCCGGCTAATGTTTTAGCGTTGTCTAGACTTAGGGCACCTGGTAAATTTTTCACAGTTGATACAACCTTAGCCGCGTTGGCCAAAGAATATTGGCTGAGATCGGCCAGTCCAGATGAACTTAGTCTGATATTGGTTGCAACATCGTTGGGCAAAGGCAGTCCTATCTGTGCAGATTTAGCCAATAATGAACCTGCAGAAGGAAAAGATCCCAAAGTTTGATTCAGTAATGATGTAGAATTTCCTCCTAATCCGCCCGGTGCCGCTACAGCATTTACCGGTGAACCAGGTAAACCAGGAACCGGTATTCCTCTACCAAACTGTTCCTGAACACTAGATGCGTCCAATCTCTCGCCTCTAGGTACCGCAAAAGTAGTATCTTCCACTTGAGAATCTAAAGGATTAGGTGATAACACCATACCATCCTTGGGGTCGCTAGGTGATAGGTCTTGATCAATAATTTGTCCAGGTACTCGAATAATTTTCAATACCTGTTTAAAAATTCCATCTTTGAATGTACTGTTAGCCTGCTGTACCATATAGACTCCACTAAAGGGAACTCGATTGGCATCAAAGTACATCATACCATCAGGTTTAATATCTATAGGATTTCTAAAATTTATTGTTATCAATACCTGGCCAACAGTATGGGCGGCCTCGCCGTCTTGTGTAAGCCCACCGCTAGATGACGGATTGTAATTACCTACTCCTCCAGTAACTAGATAAAAAGGATCTCCTATAATCTCTAGCTCTCCAGTCAATAGACTAACACTATTGAGAACTTTTTCATGCATGCTCTTGGCTAGAATACTATAGGGATCGTTGAGTGGCTGGCTGGCATTATACCCACTAGGAGGTCTTACAGATGTTACCCCAGGATCTACATTTTTTGGAACTGCAGGAACAGAACCGCCGCTGGGTGCTGAACTTGTATATTTAATTTCCGGCTGCTTTCCAGGGGAGGCGGCTGTTTTAGTCCCCGGAGTTTCTTTGTTTCCCAAAGCTGTGGGCAAAGCCTCAAAATATAAATTATTAAAATTCAATCTAAAATGTAGGACATCTACATTTTTTCCTGTATATATGTAGTTGTATTCTCTATTTGTTAGTTTTTTTAATTTTTTTTCATCTATCTTATTGGCTTCATAAGTAGGTATAGCTGTATAATGAATCTTAAAAGGACTAACTACATAGGTAAAAATTTGATAGGGCTTTTTAGTATCAGGATTAATTTGTGTTTTATTTGTAATTTCTGCCCTAACACTAAAATAGTTTACCATTCCATAAGAATCAATAGGCAAAGTTTTGATAATGTTTCTAACATATTGACTATCCCTAACGACTGCTGAAATAACTTCATGAATATTAGCTCCTTCAGGAAATTGTACTACAGTTTCTTTAGGATTATATTTGATGGTTCCAGGATTATTACCAGCGGTAGGTTGAGTGGCACTGTCAACCTGATAAGCATTAGGTTTAGTAGTATCGGCGGGATCTACTATTTTATAAAGAGAATTATCTTTGCCGAGTTCAATTAATTTACTCTTGGGTATCGCCCCATTCTCATCTTCTACAAAACTACCACCCATAAAACTTCGAAAACTTATTGCATATGAATCAGAATCAAGAGATTGAGTTTTAGATTTATCATCTGAATATGCTTCCTGCTCGCTGAGTCCTTTCATTAATGCTTTTAATATATCTTTGACAGTTTCGCCTGACATCTTTATTGGTTTTTTTAATTTTCCCGCCTGACCAAATGCCATGTCCCCAAACGGAACACCTGAGCAGGCATATTTTGTACCACGCTCAGTAACCTCAACCGTCATTCCTGTAAAACGAAAAACAAAATATCTAGTAGATTTTTCAACAATTTCAGGTTCAGGCAAATCTACATTATCAGGATATCCAACAAATTCCATTTTTAACAGAAAACTGGCATTAGAATAACTGTCATATCCAGCTTTTACAGCAGCTAAATGTATTGCTTCTATAAATCCATTAATACTGTAAGGTTCAATAACATCAAATTTAATCTGTAACGGCTGGGTAAGACCGCCCTCGGGAGTGAATGCCATAATTGTTTCTATTTCAACATTTTCTATAAACATGTCAAATTTAGCAGGACTGGCAGGAGGTACCCAATCGACATTCCCCTTACCCCCAGACTTCAGTATTACTAAATTTAATTCACTGCTCCTATATGATGCAGGTGAATTAGATTCCTGGGTGGTAAGTGCAGACAATGTAAAATTGTAGGTATACGATCGATATTTGTTTAGTACATTTTGTTTGCCCGACGATGAATAAATTTGTACAGCATCGGCATCTTTTGTTGGTTGATTGGTTGTTTTGGTACTTTCGGGATCGTTGGTTTTTCTTTCCACTACAGCATTTTCAGGCATGCGTTATACTCCCAATACTCGTTTTATTACAGATAATTTAGGAAGATAGATCTTTGTTCCTGCTGTCATGTCGTAAATAGGATCTTTGAGAATTTCCTTATTACGCATGGCAAATACCCACCATAATTTAGTTTCTTGATAAAGGTCATAGGCTAATAAATCAGGGCGAAATTCATAAGTAGAAACTATTTCAAATAAAGTATCGTCAGTTTGACCAGGAATATCCCTAAAGGTCATAACATCTAAATAACCGTTGACCAAGGAAGTTGTATAGTACGGACTAAATGAATTGTATTCAGACATTAGATAAACCCTCTACCTTTATATGATCCATTGAGATACCCAGTGACAGAAAATTTCTGCATTTCTTCTCTGCTGTACATAGGCAAACAGGTAATAGCAATAGTGGACAAGGTTGGAACACTAGCCTTTTCAGAAGCATATTGCAGCCCGCTTATAGGGTCTACTAGATTTGTTGCTATTGTAAAATAATCAACTGAATCAGGAAATTCAGCTCGATAACTTGTAATAACTACAGGTGCATTTTCTAGCATCATAGTACCATATCCATCTAATCTGCATACTGGAGGAGGAGCACCGCTATCCTTATCTCCATTATTGGCACCTCCCGATCTCATTCTAATTAATGCTTTTAGCAAATGCATTGTGGCCAAATAAATTTCGGCATCTTTGGTGTTTTGAACCGAAAATTTTCCAGTAATGGAAATAGCACTTATGCTACTACGCTGATAGAAATTAACAGCAAAATTGCTGTGCATAGGGTTACTAGCTCCATAATCTGCTTTGGCTTCATAACTGATCGTAGGAGTATAAGGAAAAATTATACCACCAAGCGATATCAATGGTGCAGTCATGCCGCCAGGCTCTAGATATTTGGCAGGCACACGCAGTTTAACTCTGAGATCTTTCCCCATTTTACTACCTCGGCGGTTAACAACTGTGACACTGGTAGGGGGCGGAGCAGCTTTTTCAGCCCCGGCAGATAACCCGGCGGCGGCTGCCCTGGATGTAGATTCATCTACATAGGGTTGTACATTTTTTGCACGATTTTCAGCCCGTTCATCAACGACCTGATTTGAGGTATCTACAATATCTGCCGTTTCAAGTTTAGCCTTCGAATCTAATTCAGACTGTGATGGATTAGTCGTAGTAGCAACATCAGTCTGCACTTGGGCAGCAACAACAGCTTCGGCCTGTTCAGTTGATGGCGGGGGAGTCTCTGTAGCTGGCGGGGGAGTCTCTGTAGCTGGCGGGGGAGTCTCTGTGGCTGGCGGTGTAGTCTCTGTGGCAGGAGCAAGAACTGTGGTAGGAGGTGGTGTAGCAGGAGGTGGATCCGGCGGGGGGGTATCTACTGCGGGAGGTTGAGTTTTTTCTTTTTGACGATTTGCATCTTGGTAAGATGCCCTAGCAGCACTGCC